TTTAAGATTGGCGTTAGTATCGTTAGCGGTTGCACCAGAGGCTATGCCATCCAGTTTTGTACCATCAGTAGATACATCTCTACCATCTACTGTGCCAGACACCTCTATATTACCACTTGAGTTTATAAGTAGATGAGGAGTAGTAGCTGCTGCGAATGTACCTGAGTCGTTCGCTTTAAAGGCAATAGGCTTAGAACTCTGCATGAGCAGAGAACCTAAACCAGATATGTTTGCGCTGGCTTGCAGTACCCCATCGGACAGCGTAATACGCGCCATCTCTCACAGTTATGTACTTAGTTGCATAGCTTGAATCGCCAAGCATCAAGACGTTGCCAGAAGCAATAGCGTATGTACCTTCTCCTGTAATATTAGTTGAGCCGTTAGCAAGATTAGCTATCCCTGAAGCGTTTAATGCACCTTGAGTAAAACTAGCAAAAGCACCTATATTCTCTGTAGAAGCTGTGCCTAAACCAAGGTTAGTCCTTGATGTGCTTGCACTTGCTACATCAGATAAGTTGTTAGAACCAAGCATATCACCAGAGCCTGAACTTGCTTCTGCGTTCCAGTCCGTACCGTCAAATGTTAAAACATCACCATCAGCAGGTGTTTTGCTCTTATTGGTGTCTACGTCTGATAGATCAGTTAAGTTCTCGCCTGTAACGTCCTGGAGTGCTGAGTCTGCGGTTGACCCTTGTGCTGCAGTTGCGTAGTCTGAACCGTCAAAGGCTTTCACTTCTGCTAGGTTCGTAACCTCTGAGTCCATAAGTGCGCCTGCACCTGCAACATTAGCTGTATCGGTAACATCTGCGTTATTCTCTACGCCTGTTGCTTGGCTTGCTGAATCTGCTAATGCGCCCTGAGCTGCTGTTGCATAATCTGTTGAATCAAAGGCTTTAACCTGAGCCAAGTTTGTCACTTCTGAATCCATTAAAGCGCCTGCCGAAGTTACATTTGCTATGTCAGTAACATCTGCGCTTGCCTCAATTCCTGCTACTTTGGCTGAGTCTGTATAGCTAACCTTTGCGGTGTTGGCTGTAACATCCACATTGTTAGAAACCTCGGTATCAAAGTCGGATATAGTTGAGGCTGTTTGAGTACCCGTATGATTAGCTCTAGCTTTTAGATTAGCGTCAGTATCGTTAGCGGTTGCCCCGTCTGCTACGTTTAGCAAGGTTCTAGTAGAAGCTGGTGTTAATTCCTCTGAATCGCCTGACCCTGCGGTTGTTCTACCTAGTATAGTATTAGTAGCCACGTTAGATACTACATCAACTGTTCCACCACCTGAACCGCTAGACGCTGCTGTTATAAGACCCTTGGCGTTTACGGTTATATTAGAGTTAGTAAAAGAACCTACATCGGCGTTCACAGTTGCGAGTGTTAGTGCTGTTGCGCCTGTCGCATCGCCAGTATGGGTTGCGTTAGTAGTTTTCGCTGTGTTTAAGGCTACTGCTGAATCAATAGTTACTATCTTATCTCTTATTGCGTTCTTGCTTGCAGCGTCTAGGTTGGCGTTCCATGAGGTAGCGTTATAGGCTGTATCGCTTACTGTTGGAATAGTAGGTTTCCCTGTTAAGTCTGAATAAGCCCCAGTAGTAGCTACTGTTGCGAGGTCTGCCGATTGAATAGCTGAGTCTGCTAGATCGAGTGAAGCATTAACAGATGTGTCTAGTTTTGTTTCGTCTATCGACCCTGCTACGAGTGAAGCACTTACCTGTTGCCCTGTGAGAGTTAAATCAATCTCGGCTGTGTCTGCTACTGTTACTGCATCGTGTCGAGCCGAAGTATTCGCTGCTACATCAGTATTATTTGCTACCTCGGTGTCAAAATCTGTGATCTTACTGGCTGTAAGGTTTTCTATTTGGTCGCTGTTAATTTGTGCCATGTGTTTCCTTAAATGATTATCCAGTTAGTTGACCCGTCAAAGGCAATAGTAATTGAATCGGACGCTGCAACTACGACTGTTAAATTACCGTCAATGGTTTCTGTTCCGTTTGCATCAACAGTAATGTCTCCACTACCGCTATTCTTTATTATAACTGTTCTACCTGCTTGATCGCCTGCAAATAGTGTTTCTGTGAATGTTCCTGAGCAATCTAGTATGTAATCTGCGGTGGTCGCTGTATCTGTAGTTGTGACCGCTCTATAGTTGGATATAACGCCTTCTGTTGTAGATGAGAATGATTGTTGGAATACTAGAACCTCGTCACTTGTGGTCTTAAAGCCTACATCTGGGGTAACAGTGAGTACGTTAGACGCTAGGGAGTATTCTGAATTATCTAATACTTGTCCGTTAAGAGTTACTACAGATACCGCATTGCTAGTCGACAATGTGAAGTCATCAGTATCACCAGTTACACCGCCTGCGTCTGGGTTGAATAGTTGAGGTGCTAGGAGTGAGCTGTAGTTGTTCGTGTTATAGGTGTTGCCTGAACCGCTAGAGGCTTTATAGTAGTCTAGGTTGCCCGTAATAGCATTAAAAGTATACGGCATTTTAGCTCCAGACTACGGTATCTATATCCGCCTTGGTTGCATCTGTATAAGCAACGGTAATTGTTCTAATCACTGAACCGGAAGCACCACCAGATTTATATACATACGTTTCAACAGTCGCACTTGTTTGCTGTACATCTAAATAGTCATAATCTACGCTCGGCTGCAGCCCGTTGCTACCACCGCCACCGCCACTTGATACCACTGTAGGTTTGTTTATAAGGTATTCAAGGTTCTTATTAACTTTGCGTAGTTGTTTCTCTGATTCCTGCATAAGATCGGCAGGCATATCGAAGCGTATCTGGCTTACCGCTTCACCTAGCTTGTTGATCGGTGATAAATCTACTTCGAGCTTAATCTTTTCAATGGCCTTTTCAAGTGAGAAGAAGAAGTTGCCCAAGTCATCTAAGTTGCTAACTTCTACTGGCTCTGATGATTTAAGTTCTTCTTCGATAGATTCAAGTGCAAGCAAAACGTCGCTATCGTCTTTTTTGTCGATACTCTGCATGACTTCAAGCAGTTGCAGGATAGACGTTTTAAGCTCGTCTGTGTTGTTTTTGGTAGTTACTTGTACATTCGTATCTTTTTGCTCTAAAACGCTCTGTAGCGCCTTTATATCGGCTGATGTAGCTAAGCCTTTAGGTAGGTTAGTAACTGATACAGTAGCACCCCTGCTTTGAGCGTGTTCGATGATACGATGAGCAGCCTCTAATACTGCTTTTTCAATCTTAGTGCCTGCGAATAGAAGATCGTCTTTGTTCTTCTTGGCTTGTTCTTGTAACTTTATGTTTTGTTTTTTATCTTGTAGTTTGTCGAAGCTCATATTCTATTATATCTTATATGTGTCTAAGTATTCTCTCTAACTCTTGTCGTGAAATTAATAGCTCATCATTTTTATTAACATTATCAAGCCTGAGTGTGAATAGCTGCTCTTGCCTGTTCTGTTTTCCTTTGTCGGTATCGCCCCACTGTATACGCCAGTCGAGTATAATCGTTGAGTTAGACCTATTGAGCGCCCTGACCTTAGCCCAGCCCCTCGCTTCTATGTCTGCGAACGAGTCCAGCCCTGCGTTTTTGAGGACTTTCATTGTATCGGCGGCGGTTCGCTGTTTTAGGTTCTTTGGTTTGTTCATCGCTTCCTCGTTTAGCTTAGCTTAGTATCAAATTGCTCTGGGTTTATGATTATAAACTTATCTTCATGCTTTAGGATCGTGTCATAGTACCAGTCATAATATCTGTATAAATCTTCACGCTTTTCAAAGTCAAACTGTGGGAATAATCTTTGCCATATTCTGCGAGTAAAGTAGTTCTCTAGCGAATCGACTGTTTCTTCCCTGCCCCTCATTAAGCAGATACGGGTAACGTCTTGTCTAAGCCAGTAGTCTAGGTTGTTGATATGGTCTAGCGATACATCGCCCTCAGTTTTGCCCCGTGTCTCTGATCCCCTAACTATCCGACGTAGCCATGCGTCCTTGTTATCTAGCTCGGACAGGTACTTGCCGTCGATCTTCAACTCATGCCAGATGTTTAATACCTCGCTGAATGACACCGAACCGCTTCTACCTGTTCCAAAAACTATAATCATAAGCTTATTGTACCAAAGAAAAAACCACCCGTAAAGGTGGCTTAATCCGGTTGCTATTAAATACTAGCTGTATTGGAAGTCTACTCGTACGCCGAATGCGTCTCGTAGTTCTTTCACGCCGTAAAGCACGTTACCAACAACGTCAGTTGTAAGTTTTCGCACGTTTCGGTCAGTCTCGATAGTTGGAGACTTCTGCATTGCAAGGCCTAGAGCTTCTTTGTGGAACATCATGTTCTCAGAAGTGTTAGGAGTTCCTGCTGTTTGTAGTACGTTAGTTGAAACGTATACGGGGATGCCGAATACATTACCTACCATACCGTTATTTGCGCCTGTTTGTACACCCTTAGCACCTGTGTTGTCGTAGAGTGTGAACTCTGCAAGGCCACGGAGTTGTGAGTGTGAACGAGGGTCGATAACGAATGCACGATCAGAGCTTGGAGCGTCTGCAAGGTCAAGCAATTCAATTGCTGCAATTACTTCTGCGACTGTCCATGCTGTTCCTGCTGCTACTGTCTGTGAGAAACCAGTTGATAGTGCTGCGATCTTAGTGTCAATGTCTTTAGCTAGTGCGTAACCGATTTTGTCAGTGTACTTGCTTACTAGGTTTGGTTGAGACTGGATGCGAGCGATGTCAGCTACTTCTACTGCTGCTGCTACGTTCTGGTTAATTGTGATTGTGTTTTCTGTTTCAGTGTTAGCTGTGAAGGTTACTTCTGAGCCTTGTGAAACGTTGCTTGTCGCAATGTTACCAATGTTGGTGATATGTACGATGTCGCCTGATTCTTTTACATCTGCGTCGTAGCGGTCTACTAGGTTAGCTAGTACTAAGTTTGACTCTGTAGCCATTAGTACTTTTGCTGCCCACTTTTCTGGGATTGCTACGGCTGCAGTTGTGGTTGTTACTGTTGCCATGTTATTTGTTTTCTTTCGGTTTTATTAAAGTGCGTCGATTTCTGCCGAATGTTCTCTTAACCATGCTACGTCTCCGGCTCTTGTATGCTCTGAGACTTCTGATAGGGTTATTCCTTTACTAGCCATTTGTGCGCTAGTAGCGGATGAACTTGCGGAAGCGACTTTTTGTTTACTGGACAAGTCTTTAAGTGCTTCGGTTTTGCCTGCGCTCTTTAGCTGATCTTCGCCGCCATTTTTTAGACTGCGAACTTTAGCCATTGCGTATAAGGCTTCGATACCTGCACTAGCAGCGTTAGGGTTTGACCTAACTATTTCTGCCATGTCTGCATCGAATTGTTGAGCGTCTGGGTTTTGCTGATAGAAGTCATTGACTGCCTGATTGGCTTTCATTACTTGAATCTCTTGCCTCATCTGAGCTGCGTCATCTCCTTGAAAGTTCGATGCTTCCTCGTTGATAATGTTTTTAAGCTCTGATGCCTGAGTAGTAGATTGGTGCATCTTCTTCTCGGCTTCTCGTTGCATGTTAGCAAGCTTCACTTCGTTAGGGTTGTCTGGGTTTATTTCTAAGCCCTTTGATTTAGCCCAACTAGCGATGTCATCGCCCTTGTTCTCGTTGGTTTGTTCGGTTGTCGGCTCTTCTGAGCTTACTTCCGCCTCGGCTGATGTAGTTTCTTCCAGTTGTGTTGGTGCTGTCTCGATTGCAGCATCAGCGCTTTCAGTTTCTACGGCTTCGGTTGTGGTCGTGTCGTCTGACATGAACTCTCCTTTTGTTTTGATTTGAATGTACTTTTGGACTATGTCCAGGATAATGCCCTTATAGACTATCCTCGACCTAGTTCTTTGCCTGTATTTGTTTTAATGTGATCTAATACCTTTATTATACCACTTGCTTGTTTAAGTAGTCCAAACGACTCGTTGGGGTCGCTAGACTTCTGCGCTTTCTTTATAAGCTCGTCGTGCATTAGATACATTTGCTTGACTAGATGTTTAGCCGTTGGATTGCTGGACGCAAAGAAAAGAGAGACATAGCCCTCTTTAATCTGGTCTAGTTTAGAATCCGCCAAGTAGTCCTGCCAGTTCTGGTGGTAGTTCTTCACCTCCGGGTGGTAACCCTTCTGGTGGCAGTTGTTCTTGTTGTTCAACGGTTAGTAGTAGGTCAATCTCATCTTCATCAAGATCATAGGCTTTCTGCATGGTGAGTCGCTTGAGTTGCATCTGGTTTACTTCTGGGTCGCCGAAGAATATCTGATACATCTCTTTCATCGCGAATGCGTCGTTATCTTTCTTAGCGTCTACAGTTGAGGATAGCTGAACTCTCGGCTCGTATAGGCCGTTCTGTAGCATTGCAGGGTCGAACTCTTGGAAGTCTATAGACGAATCCTTGCCGATAACCTTAACCATCTCTGGCTCGGTAACGAATATAGAGATCATGCTTTCAACTAGTTTAGCTAGATCGTGGAAGCCCTCGTCCTCAATCTGAGATACCTTGAGCGCTAGGCGTTGGTTGGCTTGAGCGAGTTGTGCTGAAATCTCTGTGGCTGTCTGTGATCCGTCTTGTGAAGTTCCCTTAAAGGTTGCGTCCGCTGAGGTTGTTTCTCTGATGTCTTGCTTGATAATAGCTTCTTCGTTGAATGAATCTGCACCGACTGAACCCATAGGAATCTGCTGTAGTGCGCCTGACTCGAAAGGATAGACTGCACCAGGTAATGATTCTACTGTGTCGATCTGATCTGCGTAGGTTGGGTCGAGTGTGAACATCGGGTTGAGTGCGTAAGTGATTGCGTCTCGGCGTTGGTTGGCTAAGTCGTTAAGTGATTCTTGTAAACCAAAGATCGGCTCAATCTCACCTTTACCATAGAACAATGACTCATCTTGGTAGTTGCGCTGCACGACAAACGGGATGATACCTGTCTCATCGTCTTCACCTCTCATGCGTTGGGCTTCTTTGTAAGGGTTCTCGTCATCTCGGATAACTTGAGTACGATTAGCTACGCAGATAACTCGGTCTTCTGTCCAGTATTCTAATACTTCGACTTGCTTGCCTTTAGCATCATTGCCTAGAGTTGAGCCGAGGAACATTTCTTTCTCTTCTTTGTCGGTCTGCTCGCCCTCGGTGCTTTTGCCTTTGCTGATTTTGTCTAGGTTAGAGTAAAGATTCTTCATCTCGCCTGTCTTAATGTCAACGTACTCAAAGCTCTTGAGTTTCTCAACCGTTGTAAGGTATCTTCTACCTTGATAGTCGGCTGTTGCTGGAGATGAGGCTGTTGGGTCGAAGAAGTAATCTCGTAAAGGTATAATCTCAAGCTTTGGTCGGTCAATATCCCATGAAAGGAACGTAACGCCTGTTCCATAGAGGAGCATTGAGCGAATCCACTTATCTACTACTGACTGCCATTGTCCAGCATCCCAATAGAAGTCCATCATTGAGTTAAGTACACTGACTTCTGACTCTTGATCTTGGTTGGTTGGCATGAATGTAAACTGGGGTCGTGAACCTGCTAGGGCTGAAACCATACTCTCAATGGTTGAGAATGTCATAGGGATGAATATATCTGAGATACCTTCGTAGGCTCGGTCTACTCTCTGATTATTGTAGAGTTTCCAAGACTTCTCCCATGTTGAGTGGTAGTTGTTCTGTGCGTAAGTCCAGCTCTGGGTAAAAGCTTCGACTACTGTTTTAAGTTCTTTGTTTGATTTGGATTGTTTTTGTTTTGGCATATTGCTTCTATCTTATATCTTTATTATATCAGTTTTAGTTCACCTGTACTTGCGAGCCATCATCTTCTTAGGTTTATGTGCTACTGCTGTTGATTTCCTGTTCATCGAGCTTACTGCGTATCTGAGTGAGTCCATAAGGTGATTGAAGTCATCTATCGGTACGTTCATAGCGTTGCCTTCTCGGTCTGTCTGCCAGAAGTAGTTGCGGTATTCTTTTATCATATTAGTTGAACGCTTGGTTACCTGAATGTTCTTATCTTGGATTAACTGTATGCCCTGGTTGATTGAGCCTGCGCCCTTGGTTGCCGGAATAACATTAACGCCGTAGCTTCTAATCTCGTCAATACTCTTAGGCTCTGCGCTGTCTGCTATTACTAGGACTCCCGGCTCTTTAGTGTTGCGGATAAAGTCTGCGAGCTGTCGGTTGCTTTGCCCTTTCTGGTACATCTGCTCATCAAGAACGTAACCGCCGTTGTATTCATATACATCAATTATCGCTGCAGGGTCGTTAGTATAACCAAAGTCTAAACCTCGGCGCACTAATTTAGCCATGTGGGGTATCTCGTCTATAATCTCCCAGTCTCTAAATATCCTGTCTTCATGCTCGCCCAGTTTACCCTCGCCGTATACTCTCCACCAAGCTAGGTTGTTCTTGCGGCTCTCAATACTCTTAATCGTTGATTCGTCTAAGGCTTCATTGTCTTTGTAGGTAACTGTAATAAAGTCTACGTCCATTTCTTTATTGGTTAGAATGTCGGTGTAGAACCAAAACTCATTCGTAGGGTTGTAGTCGAGCCAAACCACATCTCTAGTTCTCACCTCAAGCTCGTTGAATGCGTTGAGCGGTACGTTGTTGCACTCGTTGATATATAACCGATCACGCCTTGCGCCTCGTAGCTTATCTGGAGAGTCTGCACCAAAGAACTCAAACTTGCTGCCTGTTTCAAACGTGTAGATAGAGTCTGTTCTATTCCAATCGTCCTCTTTGTAGTAACCATGCGTCTTCATAATATCTAAGAAGTCTCGCATTGCACCACGCTTTAGATGAGGCATTGATTCACTAACTATGGATGTGAGCTTTGGTTGCTTGTCTGATTGAGCCTGATTGATAAGCACCAAGAGGATACTAATAGTCTTAGAGGCTGATGTTCCGCCGCTAACCGCCCTGATCCTCTTATTCAGCGCTTGGAGTTTCTTCGTCGCTGTTACTGCTTTGTACAACTGCACCTCCCAATATTGGTGTAGGTAATTGTTTACCCTTAGTAGTGTGATCTACATCCTGTTTGTCTGAGTATCTATGCTTGGTTAAAAGTAGTTTGGTTATTGACGCATTATAAGTTCCATCTAAGCCTTGTTCGATCAATTTAACTGCTTGATTCTTCATAACTTTGTCTACTATGTCCGAAAACTCTTCTGCTACATCACCATTGTGCCACTCATAAAGAGTACTCCGCCTGATGTCGCACGCTAATGCTAATCCTTCAAGAGTTGGTATCTTGTTCGAGTCTTCGTAGCGTTCTATATAGCTTCTTGCAGCTTCTAATAGCTCTGGTGTGTATTTGGTTGGTCTTCCGCCTGCATGTTTCATAGTTTATTATACCATTTATGGTCTGTATGCGCTTTGAGTGAAAGATACGCTGCTCTTTATCACTTCCGGCACATGCTTTTTATCTTCACGCTTCTTGCATGATTTAAGCTCACATAAATACACCTCGGTTTTTACGCCGTTCTCTGTAGTTATGTAAGCTCGTTTCATTTGGTGTTCGTGTTTCATTATTTTTTAGGGAGTGATGCGAGTTTAGGTTCATGCTGCTTAACTAATACTATAGCGTCGGTTTTTCCAAGGCCCATCACCCCGCAACCGTCTGCGATTAGCTTTTCAATTGCTTCACCGTCAGTGTCTTTGTCTATATAAAAGTAGTGTGTGTCTGGTTTCATTTTATCTCCTTAATTGTTTCTATAGGTGTATTGTACAGGTTAGCACTAGCACGATCAAGCCACATATTGTTACCATTCTTTCTAGGACTTGGTGGTAACTTTAATAAAGTGCTTGACTTACGGCTACGCTTACTGTAAGATGTATACATAGTCGTTAGTGGCTATACGGTAACAATCACTGGTACAACACCTGGAACTTGATCTAAGCATCCACACTGGTACAACACATTGTTATCGAACAATCACTAATGACGCAAATAAAGAAAGGGTTTATATGCAGATACAAGTACCACCTAAAGGAACAGGCTACGAAGCTACTCAGTTCTTTTTTAACAACGACAGAGTGGCAGGAATCGCAGAATGGTATGACATTGACTGTGAGCATGAGAACGTGCGTTACAGCGTCTCTAAAGACGGCTTAGAGGTAGATTGTGAGTGTGAGCTTACCTTTGAAGAAACTAAAATGCTACTTAATAAGTTTAATTGGGACGAACACTACAATAAAGGAGATTACCGATAATGGATTTATCAGAAGTATACGAGCAAATAGCATCGAACTGGGAACGTGTCGCCGAGCTTAAACAACAGCACATCGAATTGCTAGAGCATGAAGTGGAATCACTAAAACGTGAGACTATCTCCCATATCGTAAAAGAAGCTAATGCAATCTCTGGTGAGTGGAATGGTGACGAATCGGGGCTTCAAGAGGATCGTGCGAACGCTGCAGGTGAGCTTATAGAATTACTAGACCAAGCGTCTGTCTTAATCGCAGAGCTAGAGCTTGACCAGCCTGTTTATAGAACTATAAAGATATTGAGCGGTAAACTATAATGCGTGAATGTAACAAATGCCAAGACCTACTATTTAGATGTAAGCACAACGTAGGTGGCCGGGAAGCCTTAGCCAGAAACAACAAACGTGCAGTAAACTACTATAGATCGCTCTCAACCAAGACTAAGAAGTATAAAGGTCTTAGGGAAGCTATGGAACAAGCTGTCTAGTAAAAAAAGGTAAAGAAAAAGCCCTCGTCGTAATGATGGGGGCTTTTGTGTTGGAGGGTAATCCATTTATTATTATACAGATAAACTTAAGCAATTACAATTTCCCTGCTTTTAGGCATCTCTGTTTCTTGTTTGTTTTAGTTAAGTGTTGGTTCTCTTTTACATACTCTAGTTATTCTATTAGTTCTAGTTTAGTATTTGTATTCATAGTACCTCTAATTCTTTGTAGATTGAGCATAGATTGTTCCCGTCCTCTTAGATCATAAGTGGCTGAAATCAAACAGTAGGTTATTAAAGAACAAGGCAACAACGAATAAGCCTGAGTGATTCAGTTTCTTGTATGAAAATGGTTCGAACATCATCTCCAGACCTATTCTAAATTGTTGAAGCCTTTGGGTTATTCTCCGCAGTGTATCGCATGAGTTGCACCCTTGTTATGCCAATTTTGTGGACGGTCTTGGCAAACTACCCTCTAACCGTATATTAATAGTATACACAACTTTTTAAGCACAATCAACTTGTAAACCGTACCGCTAGAGCTTAAACTAAACCTATGCAAGATATACAATCACTACTCGCAGCTAAACTTAAACAACACAAGAAGCGCCAAGATAAAGTAGATCCTATCAAACAACTCCTAGAAGACAGATACGGCGATTCCGTAACTCTGCACTCACATAAGAAGGGCAATCTAGTTCTAGTTTGTGAGTCTGCGCCGGTGGCCTCTAACCTACGGCTTGAACTGTATCAGCTGCAGCAAGACCTAGGCGTTGATTCTATTCGCATAAGAATTATAAATTGAAAACATTAGCGCTATCGTATAAGATAACTATATGAAACCTGAAAACCTTATAAACAAAAAGTTCGTTGTCGAACATAAAAAGACTACGAAGCCAAAACCAAACCGCAAACTACTAGCTCAGATCAAATCTAGATCTGTTGGATTCCTTACTAAAGAAGAAGAACATGCTCGCAAATTATACCTAGATGAGTTCCGAGAATACATACGTTATAATGATGAATAAGTAGTTGACATACGGTAAGCGTAGGCGTACAATTAAAGCATAACTAAGAAAGGGTTATTATGATAGAAAGAATTATACTAAGCGATGCGTCTAAGATGGTGGTTACTATCTACCGGAAGGAAGTTAAATAATGTGGCAATCAGACGAGATCAACGAGTTAGCTAAGTCATTAGGAGCTCTACAAAGCGAGATGACACCACTTAAAACCAACAAGGTAAACCCGTTCTTTAAGAGCAGGTACGCCGACCTAGAAGCAGTGACGCAACATATTAAGCCGTTACTAGTTAAACATGGTCTAAGCTATACCCAGTTTCCAAGCTCTAAGCAAAGCGAGCCGATGCTAGTAACCCAAGTAATGCACTCAAGCGGTCAATATATACGAGCCGAGAGCAAGCTGTTTCTAGTGAAGCAAGATCAGCAATCAGTAGGTTCGGCGACCACCTATGCGAAACGCCAAGCTCTACAAGCAGCGTTCGGTGTAGCAGTTACCGACGAGGACGATGACGGCGAATCAGCATCAGCTATGCCAATGGATCAAGTAAGAAAACTCTACCAACTAGCTAAAGAAGCGCAGGGCGTAGTAGACGAACATGGCTTTATGTCTTTAATAACCGAGTACTATGCTCGACCAGTTGGACGTAATGAGATTCCAAAGGAAGACTATAAAGTTCTTGAAAAGCATATAAAGGGTTAGTATGTGCGGCAGAAAAGGGTGTAAAGAAACTGAAAACCTAATGATCCATGAGCGTAGACCAAGGAAGGACGGCACAATCTACGAGCGCAAGTATTGTAGAAAGTGCCAGCGTGACAGATATGTAGGTAAGCGAGATAGAATCATTAAACAGATAAGGAGTAAGTATCATGACCAGAACAGAAAAACAATCACTAGCGTTTGACATGAGGGCGCTAGGGTATGGATATGAAAGTATCGCCGAGCATTTTCAAACTCTGGGTGTAAATATATCGACGTTCTATGCAAAGAAGTTAGTAACAGAAGCAATTAAAAAAGAGGAGATGTGATGAAAGATTTTATATCAATAGTATTCGCAATGGTATCCGCAATAGCACTTATGGCGGTATATGTTGGATTTTGGGTACTCGTAACACTAGCATTAATTAAGTTCGTATTTTAAGGAGATAAAATGGCAACACCAAAAACAATAATGATAGACAATCAAGAATACGTTAGAACACAAGACGTAGATCAGTCACCGAAAAACAGTGACATTAAAATAGTCATTCTACAAAGGGGCTGGGTAATGATTGGTAGATATTCACAACTCGACGACATGTGTTCATTGGATGACGCAATGGTTATTCGTAGGTGGGGAACTACCGACGGTCTTGGACAGCTAGCCCTGCAAGGTAAAAGTCCAAGCACAGAACTAGAAAAAACCGGTCATGTAGATTTCAATATTCTAACAGTTGTAGCAACAATAAACTGCAAGGACGAACTATGGGAAGAAGAACTTTAATAGCCAGCCTTGGTGATGAAAGCCAGACCTCTGGTGTAAGCGACGGCAGAGGCAACGGCTTCGGCTTCGGCGACGGCGACGGCAGAGGTAACGGCAACGGCTTCGGCTTCGGCGACGGCAGAGGCAACGGCGACGGCAACGGCTTCGGCTACGGCGACGGCAGAGGTAACGGCAACGGCTTCG